AATAGCTTTTAATGTTTTCATTGCACAAAAGCTGAGAATTTTGGAGATGTTTTAAAGCACTTTTTTTAGTTGTAAATAACATTCTCAATTAACCTTAATTTTTTCCAGAAAAAGTTTTAATTATTTTATCGTGGTCTGTATTTTTTATTTAAACATAAAAATTAAATAAAGATAAACAAATGGCAAAAAAGAAAATTATACAAGAGCAGCCATCGAAAGTAGCTAGCGAGACATTGGATCAAAAATACGCGCACCAAATAGAATCATTTAAATCCAAAGACAAAAAAATAGGAGCTAAGAGGAAAGAAATAACTATTCTAAAAAAGGAAATTGAAGAATTAGATAAAAAAATAAAATTAGAAAATTTGGAAACCGATGTATTAGGAGTAAGTGATAATTTCGTAAAAAAATTTCAAAAAGAAGAAAAAATAAAAGAATTAACAAAGGAAATTTCTAGATTGGAAACAAAAGAAGATGAAATAGAATATCTCTTAAATACCTGCAAATTAATTTCTGATTATTCACGACTAGAAGATGAAGAAAAGTTGATTACACAAAATATGATGAACGGTAGTGATAGTAATTTAGAAGGAGATCTTTTTAGTATTTCTAAAAGTAAAACGGACATCCTATATGAATATACTACAATTTGCGAAGCTGATAACCTAACTTATATTAAACAGTTACAAAATCGCGATGACCATTTTTGCCCAAAATGTAATGATGATCTTTTACTGTGCGAGGGATTTCTAACATGCATTGGGTGTGGCTATTCCAAGAGTACATTGCACTTGAGTGAAACACCAAGTTATAAAGAGCTTCAGGAGTATGATTACAAACCACAATTTACCTATTCCAAGTCAAGTCACTTAGATGACTGGATCCGTCGCTTTCAAGCCAAAGAGGCTATGGAGATTCCACAGGAAATATTGGATACTGTAGTTCTTGAAGCGCGAAAGGAGAGGCTTACAGATATGAAATTATTAACGGAGGAAAAGGTCAAAAAGTATTTGAAGAAATCCGGATACAATAGATATTATGATCACATCGTACATATTATTCATCGATTGAATGGTATTCCACCACTCCGTTTGACACCAGAAATAGAGGATAAAATTCGTCAAATGTTTTTGCAAATCCAAGAACCATTTGAAAAGTATAAACCAAAAACACGAAAGAATTTCCTTAGTTACAGTTACACATTACACAAATTTTTTCAAATTTTGGGTCTCGACGAATATACTAAATATTTTACTTTACTCAAATCACCTGATAAACTACGTCAACAAGACGAGATTTTCAAGAAAATTGTGGCAGAAATGGCAGAGAAAGATAAAACAATTCGATGGGTATTTATTCCTAGTATCTAGTGCAGCTTATTCTAAATATTTTGATTATCCTGGTTAATCAAAATACATTGTGCGTTTAGATTCCGGAATCAAAATATCAGTAGATTGTATCAAAAAATGAATAACAACAGAACTGTCGATTTTGCGCAATTAATTCGTTCAAGTGAATGTGGTGGTTTAACACTTGATTTTCAATCTCAATTGGTTGATCAACTAAAGGAAGAATTTACAGACGAAGAACAAACATGGTTTGTTGCCAATTTTTATGTTTATTTGCAGTATCATCCAACGAATGATTATCCTATTAAATTGGAAAATGTGTGGAATATGATTGGGTTTGCAACAAAAGCTAATGCTAAACGTACTCTTAAAAACAATTTTGTTGAAAACGAAGACTATATAGTTTTCATCCCTAGGGATGAAAACCCCCAAACCTTGCTTATCCCTACTGATGAGCAGCTTTTTGAAACGAAAAAAGAAAAATTTCAGGAATTGTCGTCTGAAAACACCGTCATCCGTAGGGATGACGGTAAATTCGCGGAAGAAACTATTTTACTCAATGTAGATACTTTTAAAAATTTGTGTATGATTACAAAAACAGAAAAATCAAAAAAAATTCGTAAATATTATGTTAAGTTGGAACAAATTTTTAGTAGTATTATTAACCAACAGCGCTTGGAATTTAAAGAACGCATGTCTATACTTGAAACTGACATGAAAAAGAAAGAACAAGATTTTAATTTTTATATAAAAGAAAAAGACAAAGAAATTGCGCGAGTCAAAAAGTTGAATGCTTCAATTCAGAACCGCAGATATGCCGATCATCCACTAGCTCAAGTTGTATATGTGTATCAGGATGGAAACGAAATTAAAATAGGACAAACAAATGATTTATCAAATAGAGAAAAAAGTTATTTGGCGTTAAATAAAACGGGTAAATTTATATTTAAATCAGATGTATTAAATTCTAAATTGTCCGAAAGAGTTTGTCATCACTTACTTGACAAGTTTAGAATCAATAGTAAAGAAGAGTGGTTTAAATTAGATAATAAACTAGCTATTGATACAGTTAAAGTGGTAAGTTTATTTATGGACACATTTATTGATAATCCAGCTCATTTTATTGCAACGATTTTACCAATTCTTCAAAAATTGTCAGAAGAAAATGATATTGATGCTACTGATACCTCTGAGATCGCCCGAACAGGGTCCCGGTCTTCCCCGCGGCAAGGTACCTCTACTGAAGGTGACGGTAGTCTCCGAAGTACTTCGGAGATCACCCGAACAGGGTCGGATACCGTCACCTTCAGTAAAGGTACCTTTACCGACGTTGTCGATAGGCGGCAAGGTACTGTAACTGATGTTATGGATGCTACTAATTCAGTAGAAATAGAAACCGTAACAAATACAAATTGTAGAAATTTTGATAATTTTTTAAATGAAAAGGTAATAATAGAGGAAAACGGATTTTGTTTACGAGAAGATTTAAGATTAGCATATAGAATTTGGGCAAAAAATGTTGATAAAAAAACGCATACAGATTTCTATGAATACATGTCTAGAAAATTTAAATCTGGTGTAGAACATTATGGAGAAATGAGGAGAAATGTATTCCGAGGACTGACTTTAAGACCACTCGTATTTATAGAAACAAAGGAAGAGCAATGGAAAAATGTGGAGGAATTTATTTTAGAAAAATGTGAAGTAGGATACAATAATCGTATTAGCTATAATGATTTTTTCAATGAATATATTACCTGGATGAAAACACAGGATGCAAATTTTACATTACCTCGAAGACTACCGTCACCATCGGTAAAGGTATCTTACAAAACAAGACAGTCCATTCAAAAATATCTTGAAACTCAATTTTCGGGAGGGCGAGTACATTTAAGTTCTGCAACAAAAACAACTCATTTATTTGGAGTTTGGGGACTTTCTTTAAAAGGATTTAATGGAATTAAAGAACGTAAATTAACAAGAAAATTAGTACAAGAAATAGATCCGGAAACACGTGTTGTCTTACGAACATGGTCTAGTTTATGTATTGCATCAGATGAATTGAATATTCCAAGAAGTACTCTTAGTAATAATATAAGATTTGAAAGACTTTGTTCAAACAATAAAATTTATAGATACCACATAGATTAATTACACGTTTGAGCTTTTTCGGAGCAACTTCCAGCACGAAAGGTCTCAAAACGACGTAAAACTTCGATAAATGGTGGACTTGCTTGTGTTTTGAAAGCTTCCCTTTTATATTTTTGATATTCTCGAGAAGCTTGTTCTTTAGAAAGTCGACGATCTTTGACCAGCTGTTTTAACTCACTCCGTTTGTCAAGGAGACTTTGTTTTTCTTGACGAATTAATTTCTGGTTTACTTTATCTTTCATAAGGTAAAGCCAGTAGAAGAGCTTAATTCGTCCAGTTAAGTATGGTTCGAGAGGTAGTTCTTTAAGAAAACCTTTGAATGAATTACGACAAAAGACGCAAGGAAGGACAAAAGGAAGTGATTTCATTAATTTTTTAAATTCCTTTTGGATTTTTAAATGATCTTTATTATTTTTATTAATATGCTTTGGATAGGCGCCAAGAATACATACAAATAAAAAGTTCCAGGCATGTGGTCCCCACATTTTAGTTTTCATGCCACTGTTTGATAAAAAAAGGGAATAATCCACATTTTTAGGTGGGTGTTTTGATTTCATTGATGCTTAATATTAACCAATAAATTAATTGCGATCAATATCCACTTTTTATTTCCAAAGTGAAATTAAATGACAACTTCAACTGACAAAATTTTATCGATTGATATTGGATTAAGAAATTTAAGTATGTGTATAATGTCAAAAGAACTGACAAATTACAGAATACATTTGTGGGACGTTTATAATACATTAGATTCAGATGACCACCGCTGTACAGGCTTAAAAAAGAATGGGGATCCCTGTAATAAAAAGTGTAGTTACAAATATGGAACTCCTCCTGTATTTACATGTAAAACGCATTTTCCAAAAAGTATTCAAATTAAAAAAGAAAACAAGTTTAAAAAGAAAACGATAAAAGAGTATTTATTACAAACTATAGCAGATACTGTTTTATTAAAAGTGCAAGAAATATATGACCAACACATTGAAGAATTTGGAGACGTAACAAAGATAGTTATAGAATTGCAGCCCAAATTAAATCAATCCATGAAATTTACATCTCATATTATTTATGGAAAATTGGTTGAGTTGTATAGAGGAAAGAAGTGTACAATTCGTTTTGTAAGGGCGTCACAAAAATTAAAAGCATATACGGGTCCAGAAATTAAGTGTCATTTAAAAGGAAAATATGCTCAAAGAAAATGGCTTAGTGTAGAATATTGTAAATGGTTTTTAGAAAATAAATTTCCAGAAGATCAGAAAGTCAGATGGTTACCTTTTCTTTTAAGTCATTCAAAAGCGGATGATATCTCGGATACATTATTAATGGTAATTAATGCATTAGAAGGAATACCAAAACGACAATTTAAGCATCGTAATGGCAATGAATTAAAGTAATTCTGAGTAATCATCTATCCAATTATATACTTCGACTACCGACTCCGTCGAACGATCCCGAACATGGTTCCGGTCTTGTACCTTGCCGTCTAGCCGACCCTGTTCGGGATTGCTCGACGGAGTCGGTAAAGGTACTTCTGAATTTAAATAGGGTCGATCTCCATCAGCGACAGCAGATGTACCTCTTAAGAAAGGTAGTTTTTTAAAAATTGTTTCTATTAATGCATGAGTGACTTGATAAATTTTAGTATAAATCAATTTTTCTTCAGGATCTTTAAAAGGTCTATTAAATCCATATCCAAATTTAGGTCCATCTAAAAGACAATTGATAATAAAAATAAAATAATCAGTTTCGTTGGCATAATATAGTATATTTGGATAATAGACTTTAATTGTTTTTATGTAATCCCAGAGATCAAGGATATCATCCAAGAAAAAAGTTTGGATAATATCTATTTTACGTTGTCTATTTTTAGAATCCATTCATATAGGATTAATAATAAATTTGTTATAATTAAATAACGCTCTTCTTTTTCTAAAAAGTAATTTTATTTTAAATACTATATATAAAGCAAATAAACATGCAAAATTTTCTAAAGAAATTATTAAAAAACGATTTTTTCGTTGTAGGCGTGGTATTTTTAATTTTATTAGTGATTATTTCATATATGAATAAGGCACAAGAAGGTCTAGAAGTTACTGGTGCTGGCCCTGAACCTATTCAAGCTCCTGTAAGTGAACCTCTTCGGGGACAACCTCAAGTACAATTACCACCACAGCAACCATTATCACCAAGACCACAAGAACAAACAGCCGAAGCTTTGCTTCAGCCACAAGGTCCAGCTGCAGAAGCTGCTGAATTTGTACAAAAAAATGAAGTTATGGATCTATTAAAAGAAAAGAATTTCCTCGTCGCAGGCCAACACGTAGGGCTCGATACCGTCCTCCAAAGTAAAAAAATCGCGTATCACGATATTCGATCAGCACCTCCAATTCCAAAGGAACAAGTTGGTCCCTGGAACCAAAGTAGTTACGAACAACCAGCTGGAGGCCCCGTTGCCCGCCGGTATCTTGAAATTGGATCTCAGTAAAATTAAAAAAAATAAATTTAATTTAAAAATTTTTAAATTAAATTGCCTCGATAATTCTATATAAATATTAGACAAATTATGTTACACCAAATCGCGTTATATTTAATTAGAAATTTTTAACTTTTTAAAAAGTTTACCTTGCCGCATAACCGACCCTGTTCGGGCCATGACAGCATCGGTAAA